CATCAGCAATGCCGCCGTGGGCATTAACCTGACCAACTGCCCGGAAGGAACAACGGTGACAGGGAACACGTTCACCAACGTGACGACACCGACGAAGTATTCCGGCCCGACCTGTCATCCGTAAGTTATGGCCATTGACGTAGTCACGCAGGCAGTCCCCGGCACTAGTCCCAGTGTCGCGACGACGACGTATGCAATCACCACCACTACGTCACTCACCATAACGATCCCCACGGTATCGGTTGATGACATCCTCATCCTGCATCTTGTAAACCGGGACGCTACCGCCGACCCAACGGTAACGGACGACGACACGGGCGGAAATGCATGGGCAAAGATAATCAGCGGGAATGACGGAACCAGTAACGCTTCCGTGTGGTGGAAACGGGCAACCTCCGCCACCTCCGCCAAAACCATTACTGCATCAGGATTCACCGGGTCTTGCGCTGGGGGTCTGGCTGTGTTCAGCGGTGTAGATACCGGGGCTACACCCTACGAAAACGCAAGCTATGAGAGTAATGCGTCTAACAACGAGGCCCACGCAGGATTTACGCCGAGTGTCGATAACTGTCGCATCTTCTTGTGCGTGTTCAACGCCACGAACGACATTCAATCCGCCTCGTTCAGTAGTACAAACCCTGGTGCCCTAACCCAAAATGTCTCAGTTCGTTCGACGGGAGGTCTAGACTGCGAAACGGAAATGGCCTCTGCAAATCAGACGACCGCCACTGCCACCGGAAACCTTACGTGGTCTCAGGCGAACGCCGCGTCCATGTCCATCGTGTTTGCGTTGAAACCAGCGGCAGGCGGTGGTACAACCATAGCAATCGGGGTTGGCACGCTCAGCTTGACGAGTTATGCGGTATCTTTGAATACCTCACAACCTATCGCCTCAGGAACGCTTACCTTGAATGGTGTTGCGCCATCCTTAAATTCGGGGTTGGGGCTTGAGGTCGGTTCACTGAGTTTGACGGGATACGTTGGAACGTTGGGATTTATTGTTCCAATTACGGTAGGAAATCTTTCGTTTACCGGTTATTCTTTGACGACGAACTTGCAGCTTGCTTTGCAAGTTGGAAATTTATCGTTGACAGGATTTTCGCCGTCTCTTGCTGAGTCAGTGACCTTAAGCATAGGATCTGGCGCGCTAAGTTTAACTGGCTATTCGTCGACGCTTGATAACCAATTTGATTTCGGCGCACAGGGGACGTTGTCATTAACAGGGTATGCGTTCAGTGTTTCAACGGGCGCGCAGACGATCCCCATCGGGTCGAACACTTTACTGTTTACCAATTTTGCGCCAGGCCTTGTCGTCACTGCGATTGAGGTCGGTCTTGGGCAGTTAATGCTGTCTGGGTCTACGCCAAGTTTGAACGAGCAGTTTCCCATGGGTTCTTCAGATGTCCTGCTCGCGGGGTTGGCGCCGACGTTGCAGACCGCCCAACCAATCTTGTACGGGGCGCTGACCTTATTTGGGTTAGCTCCGTCGCTTGCTACATCGACATCTGAAATTGCGATTTCGCAAGGCGCATTGAGTTTCTCTGGGTATGCAGTTTCCTTGATCACGGGGTATCCGACAGTTGACATCGGAGTTGGGGGACTCTCGATTAATGGGTTTACTATTGGTGTTGAGCAGCTTCTTCTGATCAGATCGAACAATTTGCGCTCCGACGCATCATTGACCAGTGTCAGGCCAGACATGTCGCTTTTTTCAAAGAGGACTTCTACATGACAAAAGAATACGTCCCCGTCACTCGCATCGGACCCTTCACGCTGGGTGAAAAGCCGGAGCCGTTGCAGATCACGATCCAAGACGCGGATGGTAATGCGCTCGATTTGACAGGGTACACCGCACAGTTCGTCATCGAGTCAGTTGACCAGACGGTCAGTGGGTTAGCTGGTGGAACGTCGGAGGTGGTCACCGCGGCTTCTGGTATCACGCGTTACACGTGGGCCACGGCAGATTTTGCTACGGCAGGGTTCTATCGAGGTCAGATGTGGGTTGGTAATGGGACGTACCGCTACGCGAGCGATGTATTCGAATGGTTCGTTCGCGACTTGACGACGGCACCAAGCATATGACGATCCTCGATAACATTGAGTCTTTGTTCGTCGATGTTGACGGGACATTAGTATTTTGGGAAGGGAAACCCGGTCGAGTCTTCCGTGGTGTTCCGCGAGAAGATCTCCATAAGCATTGCCGGGTGAATGAGGAGTTAGTTGAAGCTCTGAAGCGTTGGTCTAACGAAGATAATTTTTTAGTCGTGTGGACAACTGGCGGCAAGGCTCATGCTGATTGGGCTGTGAAGTTAACGGGTCTCGAGGGATTCGTCAATATGGTTTGTGGTAAGCCGCATGCTCTGATCGATGATGGAACCACTCACTGGGACCGACATCTCAGAATTTTTGATCAACATTTGGAAGAAGTGCGATGAACATCAACGACTTCAAGCACATGATGCCGCACACGGTGACGCACGAGCCGGTGTCCTCGCGCGACGCCTACGGGAAGATCACTTACGGAACGGCAGTCAGTCGTCAGTCACGCGTGTCGTACAAGCAGCGGCAAATCCGCGCGGCGAACGGTGAACTGACGATGTCGACTGGGGTCGTCTGGTTCGCAGCCGTCGTGAGCGTCGACCACGGAGACCGAATCACTTTGCCGGACGGAACAACGCCGCAGATCCTCTCCGTTGAGACGCACGCGGACGACAAGGGTGACCGGTTCACGAAACTCTACTTCGGATGATGAACATGGCGAACGGTATCAGGATCGAGGCAAGCATCTCCGGACTTGGTAAGGTCCAAGCGTTGTTGCGTAAGCACAAGGAGAAAGCTGTGCAAGCGTTGAAGCAGGAGATGTATCAAGAGGCTCAAGGCATCATGACGCAATCAAAGGAACTCGTTCCGGTGGATACGGGGACTTTGAGAGACAGTGGAACGGTGCAGCTGCCGCGTGAAGAAGGCGGTGCAGTCATTCAGGAGTTAGGGTTCGGTGGCCCAGCGGCGCCCTATGCGATCTTCGTTCATGAGAATACCGTGGTGTTTCACAAGGTGGGTATGGCAAAGTTCTTGGAAGTTCCGTTCCGACAGGCACAGCGCGGCATGGCGGTGCGCATCGCGGCAGGAATGGTAAAGACGTTAAAGAGGGGCTGACGTGGCACTGCTCGACGACATCGGAACGCTGTTGGAGAACGCCGCGGTGACCGGCGGCGCGACTGGTTGGCTGCTGCAAAAAGGCTTCATGGGCGATACACAAGACCAAGTCGTGACGATTACCGAGGGCGTTGCGAGGCCGTCAGACCACACGACGGGGACAGGGCACGACTATCCCGCCGTGCAGGCGTTAGTGCGCGGGGCGAAGCTGGATTACGAGGCCGCACGGACGAAGGCGGATGGAGTCATTGCGGCACTGAACGACGTGGCCGTGAGTGGGCAGGTATACATGCTACTTCGACAATCACCGCTGCCACTCGGTGTCGATGCCTTGCAGCGTCCGATGTTCTCGATCAACTTTGATATCATGAGAGAACGGTCGTGAGTCGATTCTATGTCGTTGGCGGAGGACCCTCGCTTCGAGGCTTTGACTGGTCAAGGCTTCAAAGTCGACGCGTGATCGCCGTCAATCGGGCTTTCGAGAAGTTACCCGACGCGGAGGTGGTCTACTTCAGTGACTTAAGATTTTGGAATTGGAATAAGGACGCGTTGCTGAGACACACAGGTCGCAAGGCGTCGTGTATGCGAAAGCTTCGTCATCCCGAGATCGAATCGTATGAGACGACAGGGATCTCCGGTCTGGAGACGACGCCCGGAAAGATTCGCCACGGCAATAGCAGTGGCTACGCCGCGATCAACGTGGCCGTCCACCGCGGTGCGCAGGAGATCGTGTTGCTAGGGTTTGATATGCGGTTCGTCGATGGCCGTTGTCACTGGCACGATGGCTACCCGGTGGCCAACGTAGAGAAGTCATTCAAGCAAATGGTCAAGTACTTTGATACGCTCGTCGGGCCGTTGAAAGAGGTTGGTGTCTTGGTGCTGAACGCCAACCCTGATTCGGCGATTGGCGCATTTCCAAAGATTTCCTTGGGGGAGGCGCTGTCGTGAAGCGGGCCTTCATCTTGTTGCGAGACGCACCCGGGTACCCACGCGAGGCCGTGGCTTGGGGTGCGGCGTCGTTGGGGTACACCCCTCAGTTCGGTGGCGTAGACCGCACCTTCAACGTCGAAGACTTATTGATCACGTGGACGCCGTGGCGCGGTTCGCTGTCGCATCGGTTGGGGGAGCAGCACAGGCGAGATGGTGGAAAGTGGATCGTCATGGAAAACGGATATATCGATGGAACAAAGGTCAAGCAGTATGCCGTCGGCTTGAACGGATTCAATGGTTCCGGTGATCATCGCAACGTTGGGTCTGATTGTGATCGGTGGATGGCACTTTGTTTGGAAGGATTGGACCTGAAACCATGGCGAGAGACAGGCGAGCATATCGTGGTCTTTGGGCAGATGGGTGTGCACGATCACCGGTTTTCGATGCCTCCCAATTGGCCTGATGAGATCTTAGACCGGTTGTTATTGTTGACGCCGCGCAAGGTATTGTATCGCCCAAAGCCGAGCCGGCCGCGGTTACTGAACCGACCGCACCCCAACGCTATGGGGTTAGTCCCTGAATGGAAAGATATTCCGCTGGAACGGCTATTGCAGAATGCTTGGGCGACGGTCGTATACAACAGCAAGTGCGCCGTAGAGTCGATCCGGCGTGGAATTCCAGCTCTGTACGATGGAACCCAGTCGATCATTTCGTCGCTCGTTGAGCGCGGGATCAACTGTATCGAGACTCCACCGCAACCGGCTCGGGAACAGTTCTTTTATGACTTGGCTTACGCGCAGTGGTCGGCGGACGAGGTTGCGACGGGTTATCCGTTCGAGAGGTTACTGTCATGAGCGAAATCATGTTCTTCGCGTCTGGAAACCGAAGGTCGAGGACGCTTTACGGCGCGTTCTCCCAGGGCCTCGCGCGACACGGAAAAAACTTGACCGTCGTTCATGCTGATAACTATGTTGGCGTGCAGTCGGAGGTCGCTGTCTTCTACGGCCTCGTCGATAACCTGAAGAGAATCTATCATGAGTATCGGGCTGCGGGGAAAACGACGATCTTCTTTGATCTCGGATATTGGGGGCGGCTCGACGACGGTCGATACTTGGGATACCATCGTGTTGTGGTCAACGGACTTCACACGATATTGCCTTTGAACAAGGTTTATCCTGACGACCGGCTGAACCAACTCGGAATTTGGGAAGACTCGGTGACGCCGCGCTCTGGAGACCATATCGTTCTTGCCGGACAATCAGCCAAAGCAGCATGGGTGTATGATATGGAGCCGGAGGAATGGGAGCGTGCGGCAATCAAGAAGATTCGAGAGAAAACAGACTTGCCGATCTATTATCATCCGAAACTCAGCTGGCGAGATGCGAAGCCAATAGAGGGAACGATCTACTGGCCTCGCCCTGTTGCGGAGCTACTGGAACGCGCCTATGCTTTAGTGACGCATCACAGTAACTCCAGTCTAGCAGCGTTGGTGCGCGGTGTCCCTGTATTCATGGAGGACGGTATCGCCAGGAATTTGGCACAACGAAACTTATGGCAGATCTTGGAGCCGAGACACCCTGAGCCAACGGACGTCAAGCGACTTTTCGCCGGCGCGGCGTACTGGCAGTGGAAAGTCGAAGAGATCGCGCGCGGGCAACTGTGGTCGCACTTGCGGGACGAGGGGGTGGTATGAACGTCGTCTTTTATACATGGAATAAGTCCTACAAGCGGGACCTCTGCTTTGCAATGGCAGAAGGTGCGCGAAAGGTTGGGCATAATCGAAGGGTCTTGGGTATATTTGAAAAGGTCGAAGACAATGCGGATGTCGCCGTTCTTATTGGGTGTAATCGGGGTACACGCTTGGCGTTCGATGCGTATCGCTCGGCGGGTAAGCACGTGGTCTACGTCGACAAAGGCTACTTA